AAATTCTACGAAAACGCTGGTTTGACTGCTAACGCAGATTCTCAAGGTGTTACAGGAAGTGACTACACAGTAATGTTGAACTTGCTTGCAAATCCTGACGAATATAGCTACAACGTAATTTCAATGCCCGGTTTGAACAGAGTAAGTGCTGCTTCTCAAATTACTTCTGTAGTATCTAATGCACAGAACAGAGGTGACAATATTGCAGTAGTTGATATGGTTCCCTACGGTACTGCTTTAGGTACAGTAACCACCAATGCTTTAGGAATGGACACCTCATATGGTGCTACTTACTGGCCTTGGGTACAAGCTGCAGATCCTGATTCTGGAAATGCTGTTTGGGTTCCTGCTTCTACTTTGATTCCTGCAGTTTATGCTTTCAACGATAACTCAACTGAGGCCTGGTTTGCACCTGCTGGTTTTAACAGAGGTGGATTATCTACAGTAGTAAGAGCTGAAAGAAAATTAACTCAAGGAGATAGAGATTCTTTATACCAAGGTAATGTTAACCCAATCGCTACTTTCCCTAACCAAGGTGTTGTGGTATTCGGTCAGAAGACATTACAGAAGAAAGCTTCTGCTTTGGATAGAGTAAACGTTAGAAGATTGTTAATCACTTTGAAAGATTACATCTCTCAAATTGCTGACACTTTGGTATTCGAACAGAACACTATCGCAACCAGAAACAGCTTCTTGGCTCAAGTGAATCCTTACTTGACTTCAGTACAGCAAAGACAAGGTCTTTACGCTTTCAAAGTAATCATGGACGACTCTAACAACACTGCAGATGTAATCGACAGAAACGAGTTAGTAGGTCAGATTTACTTACAGCCTACCAAGACTGCTGAATTCATCTACTTAGACTTCAATTTAACACCAACAGGAGCTACATTCCCAGGTTAATAGATATTTATAACTGATAAACATAACACAACATGGCAGTATTAAATCCAAACGAAATCTTCTTCACCGCCTTTGAACCCAAAGTAGCGAATAGATTTATAATGTATGTAGATGGTATTCCTTCTTACTTCATCAAAGGTGTAACCGGAATTGAAGTTACTGCAGAAGAAATTACCTTAAACCATATTAACGTATATAGAAAAGTAAAAGGAAAATCTAAATGGTCTGATATTACAATGACCCTTTACGATCCCATTACTCCTTCTGGTGCTCAGGCCGTAATGGAGTGGGTACGTCTTCACCATGAATCAGTAACAGGCCGTGATGGTTATTCTGACTTCTACAAGAAAGACTTGACCATCGACATCCTAGGTCCTGTAGGTGATATCGTTTCAGAATGGATTATCAAAGGAGCATTCATTAAGTCTGCTAAATTTGCCGATCTAAACTGGGATACTGATGCAGAAGCACAGAACATCACCTTGAATATTGGAATGGATTACTGTATCTTGAACTTCTAAGTAACAATAACCTTAAAGAAAGAGCCCTCCTATTTATTAGAGAGGGCTTTTTTATTACATGAAACTCATAGATATTCTAAACGAACTGGTTATGCCGCCGGCTTTAAAGTCGAAACAGTACGAATTAGAGAAAGACGGCTATACTAAAATCGGAGGTGGAGATAATGGCATTGTAATGGAAAAAGGATCCGACGTAAAGAAGCTTACTACGGATGTTGATGAGCTAGAACACGCTGAGAAACTGGTAAACCATTCTTTCTCATGCATTATCCCTATCTACAAAGTAGAAAGACTACCGGGAGGTAAATCTGGTGTTATCGATATGACAAATGCCGAGCAGTTAGCACCTCAAGAAGCAGAAGAAATTGCAGCTAATGGAACTAGAGCAGAAGACTTTTTAGTATACGACGAAGAATTATATCCTAAATTATCAGATAAGTTAAAACAATTCTTAGTTAGTCTAAAAGAAGCATTTAAGAAAGCAGGTATTAATCCAGATGAAATTGATTGGTCACCAACAAACGTTATGAATTACAAAGGAAACTACGTTTTAGTTGACGTATAAACCTAATTCATATATATTTATAATAGAATAGTTATAACAAACAAGTATATGTCAGAATTTAAAATGCCAACGGAGACTATTGAGCTTCCCTCAAAAGGTCTTCTTTACCCAGAATCAAATCCTTTATCATCTGGTACAATCGAAATGAAGTATATGACTGCTAAGGAAGAAGATATCCTTACTAACCAGTCTTATATTAAACAAGGAATCGTTATTGATAAACTAGTACAGTCTTTGATTGTATCTGATGTTAACTATGATGATCTGCTAATCGGAGATAAAGATGCTATCCTAGTAGCAGCCCGCATTTTAGGTTACGGCAAAGATTATGAGTTTAACTATATGGGAGAATCTTACGTAGTTGATTTAACTACTTTGGAGCCTAAGCAGTTTGACGAAAAGACTATCAAAAGAGGTGTAAATAGCTTTGATTATGTAGTACCTGCTACAGAAACTAGGATCACCTACAAAATTCTAACTCACGGAGATGAGAAACTAATCGAAAAGGAGTTAGAAGGGTTAAAGAAAATCAACAAAGATTCATCTTCAGAAGTATCTACTAGATTAAAATACATGATCACAGCAGTAGAAGGTGATAGTAATCCTAAAACAATTAGAGATTTCGTAGATAATTACTTCTTAGCAAGAGATGCAAGAGCATTTAGAAAGCATGTTAATAGTATTCAACCAGGGGTAAACACAATCTTTACATCAAATCGCGGTGAGGAGGTCGCCCTCCCTGTGGATCTTAGCTTTTTTTGGCCTGACCTTTGAGATAGCACCGCAGGCTAGGTTAAACCTGTTTTCTCAAATTCACGAGATTTTATTTCACGGACAAGGTGGTTATGATTACCACACCATTTACAATATGCCAATTTGGCTAAGGAAATTTACTTTTCATAAAATTCAAGAATACTACACTAAAGAAAAAGAGCAGATTGAAAATCAAACAAAAGGTAATTCAACTAAGCTGGTAGATTCGTCTGGAAATGTGGATAAAGCTATGTTTAAGAAGTTATCTAGCTAATAACTCAATCAAAAGGTAATAGCAAAATATTTATAAAGAAACCTACTCAGGGTATCTATGGCCACTATTCAGGAATTACAAAGACTAATAAACGAGTTAGAATCTAAGATTGCTAACTTAGCTCCGAATAATACTGGCTTTATAAACCTGTTAAATAACTTAAAACAGTCTGCAAATAACTCTGCACAATTACAGCAAAATATAGATGCTGCTAACCAATTACTTGGATCAGTAAATAGAGAGATTCAAGAAATAAACGATGAACTTGGGTATACTTTTAAATCTTTCCAAGCAATTGTTAATGAATTAACTAAAGGTAAAGCCAATATTGGCAATATCAATAAAGGAGTTCAGAGTTTAACAAATATTGCTCAAAAGTTAGTTAATAGGCAGACTGAGTATGGTAAATTAACAGCTGCAGAACTAAAAAAGCAGAGAGATTCTGCATTTATAACTTTTGAAAACTTAAGAGTTGAGAGGGCAATACTGAGAGATAGACTTCAAAATGCAACTCTGTCAACAAAACAAAGAGCAGCAGACACCATCAGGTTAAAAGAACTAAATGGAATTCTGCAAGCAAACATCGGACTTGAAAAATCTCTTAAAAGACAGTTACAGTATGCTTACGAAGAACAACAAGCTATCGAAGATTCTTTAGGTATAACTGGAAATCTTTTAAAAGCATTTACCACCCTACCCGGACTTCAGTCTATATCAAAGTATTTAAAAGTAGATGAAGCTGTAGAGGAAATGGAAAACCTCTCTAAGAAGTTCATTGATGCAGTAAAAAAGAGACCTGAGATTGAAAGCCAATTTACTCAGCTAAACAGTCAAATGTCTGCTTTAGTTGATGAACTAGGACAGCTAGATGAAGCATTAGCTACAGCAACCAATCCAGTCTCAGTAATGATGTTGCAAGATGCTCAAATTGCTGCAGCTAAAAAACTTAACGACTTAACAGCCCAAAGAGCAAAACTAGAAAGAGATGTTACTGATGCTGGTACAAATTTTATTGCTAAAATTGGATTAGGTTTACAAGGATTAGCCACTTTAGCACAAGGTTTTGCAAAAGCTTTACTAGATCCTGCTGCTATATTTGCTATGTTAGCCAAAGCTGCAAGTACTATTAATGCAGAGGTTGTAGGTCTACAAAAATCAATAGGACTATCTTACGGAGAGGCCCAAGATTTAAGAAAAGAATTTGCAGGAGTAGCAGTTTCCACAGGAGATACATTCTATACAACAACCAAGCTTGTAAAAGCTCAAATGCAATTTAATGAAGCATTAGGGTTTACGGGTAAGATTAATGCTGATAATGCTAAAACTTTTGTTGATTTAACAGAAAGATTAGGAATTGCCGCTGAAGCTGCAGCTAAACTACAGTACTATTCCGAAGCAACCGGTATTGATTTTGAAAAGCAGAAGCTTGATTCCTATGAAACTGTTTCTGCAGTAGAATCCCAATACGGTATTCATATAAATCAAAAGAAAGTAATGGAGCAGGTAGGCAAAGCCTCTGCATATTCTTTAGTCCAATTCCAAGGATCTGTAACTGCTTTATCAAACTCGGTAGCAGAAGCCACAGCTTTAGGTACAACTCTTGAGACTGTTAACAAGGTTGCCGAAGGATTACTTAATTTTGAATCATCAATACAGTCAGAATTAGAAGCCGAATTACTAACCGGTCGTCAAATTAACTTAGAGCAGGCCCGATACTACGCATTAACTAATGATGTAGCCGGGTTGATGGGAGAGTTGAATAACGAAATAGGAACATTTAACGACTTCTCAAACATGAATAGGATTCAGCAAGAAGCCTTTGCTAAATCTCTAGGAATGTCAGTTAACGATCTTTCTGAAATGTTATTAATGGAACAGTATAGAGGCCAAACCTACGAAGAAATTGCAGCACAATCCGGTAAGGAAGTTGCAGACAGAGTAGAAGCTTTAACAGTTCAAGAAAGATTTAATACTGCTATCGAAAAACTTCAAGGGATGGTTGCTGATTTAGTAGCCGGTCCTTTAGGAACAATGGCAGAATTGTTTGCTTCTATCTTAGGAAGTACGACAGGGATGTTGACTGTCATGGGAGCATTAGTAGCAGGTCCTTTGCTGAAAGCTATTAAGTATGCTAGAACCTTAAAAGGGTTGACTATTGCTGAAGCTATCGCTAAAATGTTCGGAGCTAATGCAACATTTGGTCCTTTAGGTATTGCATTAGCAGGAGCTAGTATCGGAGCAATGGTTGGACTTATTGCTAAGTATGCTACCGGAGATGATGTTATGTCAGCAGGTAAAGGAACGCCCGGTTACGGAAAACGTACTTTATTAGCCCCCGAAGGTGCGATTGCACTAAATGATAAAGACACAGTTATTGCAGGAACTAACCTTGGAGGAGGTGCCGGACAAGCACCAACTGCCGAACAAGGAGGTACTACAAACGTTACTGTAAACTTAGAACCGTTACTTGCAGCTGTTAGAGAATTAATCACAACAGTAAAATCCGAAACAGGAAAAGTACTTCTGGACGGAGAAGCAGTGGGTAGAGTAATGGCTATGAACAACTACCAAACAGGTAGATAAAGATATTTATAACAAAAACTATGGGACTTTTAGATAAATTACAAACTCAAGGATCTACTTTGACTAATTTAGACGGATTAACTCCAACCGGATATAATGATATTGGAGGAGTTACAAACTACCCAAAACAATTAGCAGGATCTCAATTAGATCTAGACGGTAAAAAACCAGTTGAGTATGATCAATTATCAGATTATACTGATGGATTAAAAAAATCACAGCTAGATCTTGATGGTTTAACACCTAAAATCGCAGGAAAATATCCTTACTTAGATAATCTACCTCGATAATGGGATTAATCGACCTGAAAACTGATCTTAAATCCCTTAAATACGGGAAAGACAGGGTAGGTGGAGGAACAAGCAACCAACCGTTTGTTCAAAAGCCTATACCTGATGACTTCAGTGCGGTCGGAAATACCGGAGGGTTGGATGTTTTTACCAGAGGAGGTTCGTTAGTATTTGAAAAAACAGATGATGATGTCTCTA